TAAGGGTCAGATTATACAAGGACAATCAACCGAGAACATCGCTGTCTTGTCGAAGATAGAAGATGGACTCTCTTCCAAAGATTTACTAGAAGCTCTATTAGGTCAAAGAGAGAATACAATTACTAATAAATAGTAATTGTTAGAATACAATTATAAACAAATAACAAATAATAATATGCAATCGACCGCAGAATTTGAAGAATTTATCGTTGGGAAGAAACTTGGTAGAGGTGTTACTAGGGAAGTTTACAATTTCGTACCAGATGATACATGTGTTATAAAGATAGCGCATAGTTATGATGGTCGGCAGACTAATATAACAGAGTTTAAGATTTGGTATGAATTATCTAACTTTGATAAAAAACTCTCCAAATGGTTCGCACCATGTATATCTATAAGTGAAGGTGGTAAGTATCTTGTACAGAAGAAGATTGAGTTTGGTAGGCTGAAAGATTACCCAAAGAAAGTACCACATTTCTTCTATGATATAAAGAGAGATAATTATGGTTGGTATGGAAAACAATTCGTTTGTTGTGACTATGGATATTTTAACATTACAGATAGTTACAGTAAAAGAATGAAGAATATAATTTGGAAATTTTAATATTATGATGGATGAAGACACAATAGCACAATTAAAGAGTAAGGCTGAACAAGAGAGGAAGATTAAAGTCCTTGATGATTATCTTAACTCAGAACCATATAGAAAGAAGCTAGAAATTAGAGCTAAGGTTTTTGATGCTTGTGTAACTGGTAGAAAGGACTATCGTTTGTCCAGAGGGAGAGTATATGAACTTTGTAAAGGATTACAAGAAGATGGTACTTATGATAGAGCTGAGGGATGTATATTCTTTATAGATAACTTTGGTTGGTCTAAAGCTGATAAGATTGTTGTGGATAAGGATAAGTCCAAACATTTACCATTTATATTATTTGATATTCAGAGAGAAGGTATTAAATGGTTGATACAATGTATTGATGAAGGACATGATGGATTCTTGGAGAAGTCTAGGGATATGGGAGCATCATGGGTATACTTCGTTTATGTATCTTTATGGTACTGGTTGTTTGTTGATGGTTCTAACTTCTTGTTAGGTTCTTATAAAGAGATGTTAGTTGATGATAAAAGTATCGATAGCCTTTTTGGTAAGCTTGAATATGCGTTGACTTCATTACCTAAATGGATGATGCCGCCAAGATTTAAAATAGAAAATGATAGAACCAAAATGAAGCTTATGAGAAAGGATAATGGTAATCAGATTACTGGAGATACAATGCATGCTAACTTTGGTAGAGGTCCTCGTAAGACAGCTATCTTCTTTGATGAGTTAGGTTTCTGGGATGAAGCTAAGAATGCTTGGGAATCTTCTGGTGAAGCTACTAACTGTAGGTTTGCTAACTCAACTCCTTGTGGTATGAACTTTTATGGTTTGTTGAGAGAAACTGGTATTAGTAAATTTACTATGCATTGGAAAGATAATCCTTTCAAAGACCAGAAGTGGTATGATTATCAATGTTTTAGATATTCTCCTGAAGCAGTTGCTCAGGAAATTGATATATCATATTCTAAATCTTTGGAAGGTAAAGTATATCCTGATTGGAATGATGTTAATGTCAAGAAAGAACAAATCGATTATGATCCAAACCTACCATTATATGTTAGTTGGGATTTTGGGAATACAGATGATACTGCAATAATTTGGGCACAACCATATCAAGGTAGACTACGAATAATAGATACATACTCTAACCATGGAAAGGTTATAGATTTTTATATTCCGTTTGTTAATGGTATAGTTGATTCTGGAACTCATCCTTATAATCCTAAAGATTTAGAGAAGATAGAAAAACATAAGTATTGGAAAGCTGGTGTACATTTCGGAGACCCTGCAGGTAGATTTAAAAACTCAGTAGTTGATAAAACAGTATTTGATGTTCTTAGGAATAATGGTATACATGTAAACTTTAAAGATGAATGGAAACATTTTCATATTAGAAAAGAAAAAACTAGACAATTGATTCTTAATGGAATTGATTTGAATATGAATAGTGATGTTAAATACTTTGATGTATGTATAATGAACGCAGCCTATCCAAAAGTTAAAAGAGAGGGTATAGAGTTTACTCAATCAAAACTCCCTCGCCATGATAAAACATCACATTTTAGAACATCCTTAGAATTTATGGCTCTTGGTTTAGATGAAAAAGGAGTCGGTCGACAAAAAGTTATTAGAGATAAATTTCAACCAACTAAGTTCACAAAACGTAGAGCTGTTGGATATTAATTATGCATGCAGATTTTAAATCAGCTTACAAACACTCAGGTAGTAAATATTTTAGAAGGTTTCTAAAAGATTGTAAACATATAAGTTCACATATTAAAGTGAAGAGAATTAAACATGGATTCTTTAGAATATATTTTAAGAATAAATATATTGGTGAATGTTATAAAGAGATGCCTTTAAGGGGTTATGATATTGAAGAGATTGATAATCGTTTTGAAGATAAGAAGTTCTGGGAGAAGAGAGAAGATAGAGCAGACCTTACAAGAAAGATTAAGAATTACGTTGAAGGATATGTAGAAACCATAGATATGGTTAGAACAAGTATGTACATGATGCGAACAAGTGCCGAACATAATAAGGAAGCTGAAGCTGCCTATTCGACCAGGGTAGTGAAATAAAACTTGACAAAACTAAACTATTATGCTATACTACTAAATAATTAATTAATATATTATACAAATGTCTAAAGAAGAAAAAAATATCCTTACTGATACTTCAAATGAAATTGAAAGGTTAATACCTACCGAAGCTGAAACAACATTACTTAGTGAAATCACTGAGAAGTTTCGTGAGACTAGAGACCAGAGAAATAGGGCTTATAATTATTTCGATAAAAGAAATATTATAGATTACATTGAAGATTCAGTAATAAGATTTACAACAAACATCGATGAGAGAAATGATATAGAAGACTGGCAGGCTAGAGTACATGACCAGATTACAAGGTCTAAAGTCCTTGCTGTTCTTGGTAAAGTTGTATCTGTATTACCTATTGCAAAATTTATGGCAAGAGGTGATGAAGATTATAGAAAAGCAACTATACTAACTTCATTATATGAATATGCAGAAGAGATGGATGACTATGAAGAGTTCATGGTGTATTTCCTAATGGAAGCTATTGTTAAAGGTACAGCTATTGGATATGAAGATATAAATACTAAGACAAGAAAAAAGAGAAACGTAAAAGGTATTGGTAGCGATATGACAGTTTCAGAATATACTGAGAATACTGTAACCTTACCAGCATCTATTGTACCACTAGAAGATTTCTTTCCTGCATCTGTAGGAATAACCAATGTAAAGAAACAACCTTTCTGTTTTTGGAGAAGTGAAATATCTTGGGCACAATTTAAAAATGAATGGACTATGTACGAAAGAAGTGAGATGGTTCAACCATTCCAATCATTATTTGGTAAAGATGAATTTAAACCTTATTACAGAGATTATATTTCTGATAATACTAAAGAAGGAAATGTAGAAATACTAAGATACTATGATGTAGATAATGACCAGTTTATTATCATGGCAAATGGTATATGGTTAAATCCATTAGAGATTGGAGACGCACCATTTGTTGCACAACCATTACCTTTCAACCATAAAGAATTACCTTTCTTTGATACTAAATTTGACTTCTTTGGTTCAGACTTTTTCTACGGAAAATCTCTACCAGACAGATTAAGTGCTTGGCAAGATGTTTTGAATGTATTAACTAACATGACGTTAGACCAATCATTCCTATCAATCTTTCCACCAATCTTGACAGCAGGATTTGATGACATCGAAGATGATTACCTACGACCAGGAAGACGTATCCCAATGGATACAGGAGGTTTACCTTTGAATCAGGCAGTAATGAAATTAGACCCAGGAGTTCCTACAGGATGGAATCAATTTATATTACAATACACACGAAGAGTTATGGAAGAAGCTTCTGTAGATGCAGTATCATCAGGTACAGCAGGACAGGGAGATAGAACTACAGCAACAGAAATTGCTACAGCTTCTGAGGGAGTTACAGCAGTATTGGGTATCTTTGCAAGAATGGCTAAGGTAGCTATTAAGAGAAAAGCATTATTGAAGTCAGCAAACATATTACAGGTTTGGACAGACCCAAAGAATCCAGCAGTTGTTAAAAGTGTTCTTGGTGAAGATGGAGCTGAAGAAGTAAACGGAGCTTTCAATACATTCAATATTAGAAATACAGTATTGACAGGTGGTAAGAGAGGAACTAAGATAATTGAATTTTATAAGAACAGAGAGTCTCTACCAGGTAAAGATAAGTTACAAGCAAGAGAAGCTATCTTCAAAAAGGAAACTGGAAGTGAAATAGATATTGATGCTATTACTCCAGGATATATTAGAAACTTCAGGTCAGATGTAGAAACAGTAGTTTCTCCAAAGAGTGAAGGTTCAAGAGAAGTTGAAAAAGCAATACAATTAGAAAAAATTAAAGTATATAAAACTTTTTTTCCTAATTTAATAAATGATGAAGAATTACTTGCTACAACAGCCGAGAAGATGGGAGATGACCCTTCAAAGATAATTAATAAGAATATACTAGCACCACAACCAGAAACACCAGGAGGAGCTATGGATCAAACCATGCCACAGAACCCAGCAGGTAATGAAACAAACAACGCAGTTAGAGGAGCACAATTAGGAGGGTCGAACCAATTGAGACAATTATCATCACAACTTACAGGTTAAATAATATGTGGTTTAAAAAAGAAATATTAGTTAATGAAATAGATACATTAACTACTAATGAATTAGAAGTAGTATTACTTGAAAGATATGGGGATTTACCAAAGGAAATTGTAGAGAAAGAATTAGAGAAGAAGATAATAGAAGACTTGAAGAATATAGATGGATTTAATAAATATCTACAAGCATTAATGAACCAAGATATCATTAGATACTTTGGTGCACAGGATGAAGCTTCAAGGAATCAAACAAGAGGAGCATTTCACAGAACATTATATCTTAAAAATAAAGTCAAAGCAAAACCTAAATTAGATAAAGTTGACAATAAGAGATATAACAAATAGATTTGACAAAAGTATAATTTTATGTTATACTACAAATAACTAGCAGACTTAGAGTAGTCTGTGTAGGATAGATAAAGGGTGGTCGATACCTATTTCTATCTTACACAAACTACTTTATGTAGTAGTTCAAACTTAGGTGGGCATAACCACCGCTGGGCATAACCAGTTAAAAAAGTGTTAATAACGGAAATTAATAATTATTAATTTCTTAACTAAAAAGTGAAAAGTTATGGAACAAAAATTAGATAAGGATGGAAATCCTATCAAAGAGGTTATTGAAGAACCTACTATGACTCCAGAGGAGAAAATAGTAAAATTGGAAGCAGATAATGCTACCTTACTTCAAACAAAGGAAACTCTTGTAAATGAGGTACAAGATATTCGTAAGAAGAAACAATTAACGGAAGAAGAAAAAGTTACGCTAACTGCTAAAGTAGCCGAGTTAGAAGCATTAAAAGAACCTACACCACCAGGAGAAACTCCTGATGTTGCTAAGGTTGTTGAAGATTTATTCAAAAAGAAGAATGAAGAATCAATTAAGAAAAATATGGGTAAAGCTATGGATACGTTCATAACTAAACATCCAGAACTTTCTCCTGCTAATGATGAAGCTGGTTTAAAGAAAGCTGCGTTTGAAAGGAAACTTGCTATGTTTAACATAGGAAATCTTGAAGACGAATCTGATTTTATTTCGATATTTGAAGACACTTACAAACTTTTAGATAATAAAGAAACACCTGTAGAGGCTGCTCCTGGAGTAACTAATACACCTGGTTCTACTAACTTACCTAAAAGTGAAGGATCTGAAAAACTAACCACTAAAGAACTTAACTATGTTAATAAAAACTTTAAGGGAGATGTTAAAAGATTTTTGGAACTTAAAGAGAAGTATCCAGATG